TCCGCATCAGAAGCAACAGACGCAGGTGACCAACTCCTAATCGACGGCGTTGAGCCTGTATCGCAGCGCCAACGCTTTGAGGCGGCCCAAGACGCACCGTTGCGTGGCGGGGACGCCACAGCCGATCTTGGCCTGTTTGACGCCACCGGCCGCGCCCAGACTGACATGTTCTCTGACATCACCTCCCCAGAGGCGCGTGTGATCCATGATGCAGTTGAGGCCGATCTGCGCACAGACATCGAAGCAGGTGAAGGATTTGTTGTGGACATGGACGACGGCAAAGGCCCCCGGCCTGTTGCCGAGGTGCTGGACGACATGGATGCGGCCAAGGACTTCTCTGAAATTATTGATCTGTGCGGGAGGCCGAAATGAGTTTTTTCGACTGCGTTGAAGACGCCATGAACGACGACGATGTGCGCGCCAGCCGTGAAAAGGGAGAGCGCGCACAGCGGATGTGGAAAGACTTCTCCGATCGGTACGAGCGCCAGGGGCACCAACGCCACACCGCCGAGGCCATGGCTGGTGAGGATGTGAAGACGGCCTTTCGCAAAGAGGCTGGCGAGATACGCCACGTGTACCTTGCGCGGATTTCCAACATGCGTGAATTGCAAGCGCGTGCCAGCGCCGCCACCAAAGACAACATTGTCTGGGCGCAAACTAGAACTGTTGAGCAGCTTGACTATGAAACCCGTGGCCTTGTGCGCCGGTTCAATGGCCGCCTTGGGCAATTCCTGAAAGATCATCATTCTGACCTTATCGGACGCACAACGAACCCCATGCAGCTTGAAAACTTCGCGCGCGAGATGCACGGGCAGCGCACTGGCGACGTGCGAGCGAAAGCCTTGGCCGATGGCGTGTCTCATGCACTTGAGGACCAACGCCTGATGTTCAACGAGTATGGCGGGATCATTGGCCGGCTGGACGACTGGGGTTTGCCACACTCGCACAATCGCGGTGCCATGGAGAAGGCCGGTTTTGACACCTGGTTCGATGACATCCGCAAAGGGGTGGATTGGACGCGGCTTGAGGATGATCTGACGGGGCTTCCGTTCCAGCGCGGCGACACGCCACCAGACATCGACATGCAGCGTCGGTTCTTGCAAGAGGTCTATGACAACCGGGTTCTGGGCAAAGATACCCGCGAAGCGATTTATGGCAAGCAGACTGGCGTGGCAAAATACAAGCAGCGGGCAGACTCACGCGTTCTGCACTTCAAATCTGCCGACGATTGGCTTGCCTACAACACGAAGTATGGCAACGGAACCCCCCTGTCGGCGCTGATGGGGCACGTTCACGGCATGGCCCACGACATCGCCATGATGAAATCATTCGGGCCGAACCCGCGCCTTGGGCTGGAATATCAACAACAGCTTTTCGAAGTGCGAGCGAGGGAATTGGGTGATCAGAAACTGCTTCGCAAGGTGTCTGGAAATGGAAACCATGCCGCCCGGATGTCGCGCGTCCTGAGTGGCCCAGGCGCTCCATCTGGACCGGTCGCCGACCTTTTTGCTACCTTCATGTCTAACGTCAGGCATGGTCTTACCGCTGCATTTCTTGATAAGGCGATTGTTGCTTCGATTTCTGATTTCAACTCCATGCGGCTCACGGCGAACGCAATTGGCGTTAATCCAAACAACGTGATGTCTCGTTATGTGGAGTCCATCACGGGGATGGTGAAAGACGGCACGCTGGCAACAGACGACCTTCTGCGACACCAGTGGGTAATGGATACCTTGGCCGACCCAGGCGCGGCACTGGCGCGGTTCCAAAATGAGATTGCACCATCTGCAATTATGGAAACGATTTCTAACGCCTCTATGCGGATACAGGGCTTGCCCATGCATACGGACGCGCTGAGGTTTGCTTTCCAAATGGAGATGTGGGGAACAATGGCACGGGACGCTGGCAAGCCGTTTGCTGATATTGACCCGAACCTGCGGTCCAGCCTTATGAAAAAGGGGCTGACTTCTGACCAGTGGGAAAAATTCTCCGATCCGACCCTTTTGGACAGCAAGCCGAACGGGTCAACATTTGCGAACCCACTTTATTGGCGTGAGGTAACAGATATTCCAGCGCGTGAGGCGGACGATATTTTCCTCAAGGTTCAGTCTTTTGTTGAAGAGTTTACAGAAGTTGCCGTGCCGACGCAGAGCTTGTTGGCGAAAGGCGTCTTTGAACCCTCAGCATACGGAATGACGCCGGGCTCAATTCCGTATGAGATGATCAAATCCTCTACGATGTTCAAATCTTTCGTGATGGCCTTCTCTGTGAACCAACACCGTATGATCATGATGCAGGGTGGCTATGCATCCTCAGGTGGTGTGGCGCATATGTTCAACCTGGCTGCCGGGGCAACTGTTATCGGCGCCATGTCCGTGCAGATCGGTGAAATCCTGAAAGGGAATGACCCAATGGCGATGGATGGGTCTGACTTTTGGTTCAAGGCGGCCATGAAGGGCGGCGGTTTCGCTATTGTGGGCGACATCATTCAGACGGGACAATCGTCGTGGGGCGGCGGGTTCGGGGAATATCTGTTTGGCCCTATTCCACAGCTAATGACGGACGCTTGGAATCTGACGATCAAGAACGCGTACCAGCTTGCGGCCGGGGATGATCCTAAATTCGCCGAAGAATTGGCGCGATACGGCAAGCGATACACGCCCATGGGGCAAACGCCGATGTTGGGACCGACTGTCGATCGATTGCTCTGGGATCAGCTTCAACTTTCCCTTGACCCGGAGAGCCGGACGGCCATGGATCGCAAGGCGCGAAACCGTCAGAACCGTGACGGAAATGCTGGATGGTGGCTGCCAGGCAGTCCAGTGCCGTCCCGTGCGCCTGATCTGGGGTCTGTTTTCAACTGATGTGCATTTGGTGAAGTCATGGTGCGGAACATCTTTCGCCCATGGCAACGCTCGCAAAATCAACCCGCACCACCACCTCAACGCTTGCTTCGGCGAGCGCAGGTCCCTTCCTCCTTGGCTTCCGGCTGTTCGATGATGACGGACTGGAGGTTTACGTCAATGGCGCAGCCAGGACGGATTTCACGCTGTCGGCCACATTCGTTGATGGTTACGACGACAACGCGTCGATCACATTCACGTCTGATCTGGCCGCGGCTGATGAGCTGATCATCTATGGCGCCATGGTTGCGGATCGCGAGTCTGACTACGCGAACGGCGATCCGAACCTTGTCAGAAAAATGAACCAAGAGTTGCCGCGTCATGCCGCGATGCTGCAAGAGGCACAACGCGACTCAGGGCGGGCGTTGCGAATGGTTTACGGAAGCGTCGCGCCCCTTTCTGGTGATGCAGATGCGCGCGCAAATCGTGTCCCGCTTTTCTCAGCGGACGGCCTTGGATTGCTTGCCGGGCCAACCGGCGATGAAGTATCAAGCGCGCAAGGGTATGCCGAAGACGCCGCGGAAAGCGCGGCACGCGTCGATCTCGGCGCGCTGGACGCCGCAGTGTTGGACACTGAAACCGCGCGTGATCTTGCGGCTAAATGGGCCGATGAGAATGAGGATACCGAAGTAGAACCCGGCCAGTATTCGGCGCTTCACCATTCCGCAAAGGCATCGGCGCAGCGTGTGCTTTCCGAGGCGGCGCGGGCAGGTTCGGAAGCGGCGGAAGCGGGGGCTGGTGTGGCGCTAACAAGTGCCAACGCGGCGCGGGACGCTGCTTTTGTCAACGCAGATGTTTATGCAGATGAGGCCACGGGCCGCGCGGCTGTTGCCGATGGCGATCAGTTTTCAGTCGTTTCAGGGGATGAGGTCATCCGTTACGAACGGTTAGACGCTTCGACCTCAAACGAGGTGGCGCGCTACCCTTCATCCGATGCGGTTGCACCTCTGTTCGATTACGTGACCGTTGCCCCCCTGGCCGCGCTTACAACCGGAGCTTACCTGAATTACAGCGACGGGGTGGTGACGGCAAACGGGAGCTATTCATATCAGTTTTTCCCGGTGGATGCCCTGCAAGCATACTTCATAAGTGGTCGGCCAAATGGGTCCGTTACGGCTTCGGCAGTCTGGTATGACGCCGCCGGAGATTTCATCTCTTATACGAACAGACTGACCAATGACTATGTTGTAATGGATGATTATGAAGTGGTGGCCCCTGTCGGCGCGGTGAAAATCGGATTGTGTCAGCCAACTTCTCAAAACGCGGCTTACCCGATGGGCGTAAACGTCGGGGGGCATGGCAAACGCCTCTATGCGATGGAGCAGGCTAGCAATGATCAAGGTGTTTTGATCGAAGGTCTGCAAACGTCAGTTGATGGTCTTGACGGCGGTGTCACGACTTTGAATGAGCAAATTTCCGTGGAAGCGTCCCGAAACAAGCCCGCGACGTATCGCCCTGAGCGGTTGCGGCGCACGTCGGTTTCGCTGCGAGCCTTGGCTGCGGGCGAGGGGGGCAAACTCAAAGTCCAACTTCTCGGGGATAGTTGGCTGGATACCGCGAGTTTTTTCAGCGGGAAACTACAGCAAGCGTTGGTCGCAACGTATGGTGATGGCGGTATTGGGTTTGTCGGGGCGTCTGGGTTGAGCGCTCCTTTGCGCCCCAGTGACGTGACGATGCCCCGCTTCGGAACGTGGTCGACAACAGACGAAACAGCGTCCGGCATTGACCTGAACTCTGCGACCAGTTCGGACACTGCAACGCCCGCCCGCCTGTCCGCGCAGCTAACCGACGGCATCACCGCCGCGGGGGCCGTGCTTTTTTACCGCGGGTCTCCTGGCTTGCAGATCAGCTATTCATGGACGTTTGCCACGCCAACCATTGTGACGCTCGAAGAAAGTGGCGTCCACGCCTACACGGTCCCAGGCGCTGGCTTTGGCTCTGGGTCGAGCCGCCGCCTTGATTTGCGTCTTGTGGCCGGAGAGCTTGAGGCTTTTGGTGTCGAAATTTTGAGTGATCAAGACGGGGTCGTCGTCCACAAGGCCGCAAACAACGGATCAATGGCAAGTGATTGGGCGGCGGTTAATGCGTCCGAGTGGCAAAGTCAGGCTTCCGATCTCGGGTCTGATTTGGTGGTCATTTGCTTGGGCACAAATGACCGCTCCCCCGGAACGTCAGCGGCTACATTCAAGGCTGGGGTTCAGACGGCGATTGATAACATCCGCGCGGCACTGCCCGCCTCTGGCGGTTCGCCAGCCGCCGATATTCTACTGGTGTCCCCTCACAATATTCCGCGTGATGTGGGGCCGGTCAGGCTTATGGATGAATACCGGGATGCGCTGTTTGAACTAGCAGACGCAAACGACTGTGCAGTTTGCAATCTGTATGACATCATCGGGGATAACCCATACGACAAGTTAGATTACTTTGATGCGGTCGGTTATCACCCAAGCGAGGGTGTAGGCGGCTGGGCGGTGTTCAATACCCTTGCCACGTTTTTTCACCTTTGAAAAGATAGATAGATGAAAACGACTGAACATTACATCGCATTGCTGGCCGCCATGTTTTTCGTGGCGATGCAGCACAAGGAGAAACCCTGGGCGGCCCGTACAGGCATTGCGGGGGCGTCTGGTGGTCTTGGCTACGCAATCGCACCAGAAGCGGCAAATATGGCTATGTGGCTGGGAGAGGTGACCGCAATGGTGGCAATCACGGCGCTGATCTACGGCCTGCTTGACACTGTGGCGGCCATCGTCGCCGACCGTGAAGCCGTCAAATCCATCGTAGCGAAGAGCCTGGGGAAAGGTGGAAAATGATGGAACACACCCGCAACGCACTGAAACGGCAATTCGCGCCCCTCGCCTTGATGGCATGGCTAATCCTCGGCGCGGCTGCGTGGGTGGCTGAGGCATACGTGCTTGAAGTCAACGCAGACCGGCAGGAGGAAATGGAATGACACGGGCAGCCGAAATCATCCCGATGATCCTCAAGCACGAAGGTGGATACGTGAACCACCCCGGCGATCCGGGCGGGCCAACCAACAAGGGAATCACCCTTGCCACATTTCGCCGCTTCATCAAGCCACGCGGGACCATTTCGGACCTCAAGGCGTTGACTGTCGATCAGGCCACGGTGATCTACAAGCGCCAATATTGGGACGCCGTGCTGGCCGATATGCTTCCCGCCGGAGTGGACTATGCGGTCGCCGACTTCGCGGTGAATTCAGGCCCATCCCGTGCTGCGAAATACCTGCAACGGGTTGTGGGTGCGGCGCAGGACGGCAAGATCGGGCCGATGACGCTTGCCGCCGTTGGTCGAATGCCCCCCTCAGACATCATCAACAGCCTTTGCGACAGGCGCCTTGCATTCATGAAGCGCATTCGTCGCGGTAAGCTGTGGCGCACCTTCGGTAAGGGATGGTCGCGCCGTGTCAGCGATGTGCGTGCGCATTCTCTGGCAGACGCAGCATGACCCGCTTCCTGCCGCACCTGATCGCCGCTGGGGCGCTGCTAGGCGCTGTCGGGTATGTCTTGACCATACAGGCCGACAATCGCGCCCTGCGTGCGTCACGGGCCGTCCTTGAGGCACAACTGGCCGGATGCAGCGCCCGTTCCGGCAACATCACCGAGGACAAGGAGAGTGACGATGAAATTGATCGTATCCCTGATGCTGATTTGCGCGAACGTGCTGGTGAGTGGGTGTTCGAACCTGCCGGAAACCCCGATCAACACTGATCCGTTGTTTTGTGATGTCGAGGAACAGCGCCGGTTCAGCCAGGAAGAAATTGATTGGCGGGCAGAGAACGCCCCGTGGAACCTTCGCCGGGACCTGAAAACGAACGAGACCGGCAAGCGTGAATGTGGGTGGGAGTAGCCGATTTGGTCGGGTTATTGTGTTCGCCTGTCTAGCCAGTTAGAAGCTTGCCTTATGGATGCAGGCGTTTTCTTTCCTATGATGGTCGCGGTTCTTTTTGCGAACCTTATGACACTGATGTTTATCTACGCGTTCATGGAAGTCATGAAGGCTGAGAAAGAAGGCACGCCCAAGAACTGGATGATGGTTGGCGGGATGGTCATGCCTATCCTATTCGGCGCGTTGACATTGGTTGTTCTTGTGAACTGACTTCTGGGAAATGATCGCGGCTATGAAAACCGCGAATAGCCCCCACTCCCCAATGCTGTAGAAATTTTCATATGATGCGGAGACCATTGGCCTGAGGGCAAGGAACACCCCAGATGATACAATGACTGATGATTTCACGCTATCCTTTCGGCGTCCAGATAGGGTCTTTAGGAACTGTTCTGCGGTGAGGGTCAAGATTGCCAACACGATGAATAAGGCCAAGGCCCCGCCAAGGACCCCAACTTCGAGTGCTAGGGCTATCGGAACATTGTGAACTGACTTTTGAATGCCGTCTGACATTTCAATAGCGGCGCCAGCTTCCGTACCAAGTAGCACACCTTGATCAAGCCCAGGCAGCGCCAACGAGACCATTCCACTGCGACCGGATGTGGATAGCGCCCGATCGATAAGAGCTTCGTTCACGCTGCTGCTGTATATTCCTATTGCTGTGGCTATGGCGACACCAACAAGCGTTGCCAGCCGTCCCCTCCAGCTTGCAACGGCGAGATGGGTCAACACGAATGCTGCCTGCGCAACCCATACCGATCTGGACAATGACGCTGCGGCCAGAACGAACAACACGGCCGCAACCCCAGAAAACCGCCGGTTGGTTAGGTAGAAGAACAGTGATGCAGCAAAAAAACCGCCCCCCATAGAGTTGCGGAAAGAAACCCCCCGGACTTCCAGTACATCGCTTGGCCCAAAGAAGTTGAACCGGAACAGAGAATTCATGATGTTGAATACCGTCGAAGGGATGCTGCTTAGGTTGAGGAAGCTTAGGGATGTCAGCACCGAAGAAGTGGCGAGAGCAGCCATGATCAAAAGATACACAATGACAGCTCTGACTGGCCAATGCTTGCTGGTTTGGACGCCATCAGAGAGGGCCCGAAGCATGATGTTAGCCATGCAGATCGATCCTGTCGCGTAGTAAAGAATTTTGATGGCTGACACTGCTGCGGAAGTGTCTGAATATACAGCCGCGCGCAGCAGAAGCAAAAGCGAAAGTGCGACAAACGGTGCAAAGAAAGTCGCCGCCTTCTTGGAAAGGCGACCACTAGTCAGCGTGATCCCAATCAATAACAGTAGGGCAATATCAGTTGGCCGGATAAGCATACCACCGAGGTTTGCCATGTAGCTCCAAGTCAGGGGTGAAAACAAAAAAAAGCAGGCAGTGATTGCCGCGCCAGTATAGGTAAGGGGGGCTTTTAAGGAGATGCGCACAACCAAACCTTTCGCAAAACTCTCACCGCCCCTTTTCTATCAACAAGCAACATAGGGCAAGCGCTGACGATACCTATCGGCAAGCGGGTTTGGTTGACTTCGCGTGGTTGCGCTGTGCGTCCGGTAGCAGGATGCTGAACGCGCGGTTTCGCCTGTGGTGCAAGTTACGGCTGGTCCGAAATTCTCTCGCATTTCAATGGTGGTGGACTGGGGTGGTCAAGGGGTTGGCGGTGGAAATTTACGAAGTGCATTGAGGTTCATTGAACTTGCGTGAACCGAAACAGATTGCGAAAACGGCCTTTGGGCGTGAAAAATAAAGCGTTCCTGCCAATAGATTACAGTAGCTTGCGTGCAGAGCTGTTTGTTTACACCGAAGATGTCGGGAGTTCGAGCCTCTCACGACCCACCAATAAAATCAGATGCTTAGCCTATTTTTGCGAAGTGCGTCTTGGTTCGGTGAACCTATCAAACTCCAATACAGCAGCTGCATCTGCCAAATGCTCTGGCATGAACCGCGCATATGTCTTGTAGGTGATGGCTGTATTTGAGTGGCCCAGGTACTGTGCTACTGCCTCGATGGGCTGACCGGCGGCCAGCATTTTCACTGCGACTGTGTGTCGAATCTGGTGGATGTTGACGTCCACAAGTCCTGCGCGCGTGAGGGCATTTTTATACCCCGTCCTGATCGACTTCACAGGTTTTCCATTCCATTCTACCACCCACTCAGTTTGGCGGGCAGCGTGGGCTGTTTGCAGCGCGGTGCGCGCCATTCGGTTCATTGGCACCACAGCGCGACCTTTGCGGGTCAGGCCATCCGTTAGGCGGAGATCTATTATGCCGCGTTCAAGGTCGATCTTGTCCCAGGTGCGGTCCAAAATGGCGCTGACACGAGCGCCTGTAGTCAGAAGAAGGATGACAGCAAGGCGAATGTGAAATGCGCTGCAACCGTCGATGATCTTCTGCACATCCCGATCGCTCAGTGGCCTTACGTCTGAGGCCGGTTTGGGCGGCATGTCGATATGCGGTGTCCGGTCAATTAGGTTTGTCTTGCGTGCCCAGCGAAGGGCACTGCGCAGGTGTCCAAGTTCGGTATGAATGGTTCCAACGGCGCGCCCTTGGTCTTGGCGCTTTTCGGTATAGGCGCGACAGTCTTCTAAGGTGATCTGGTCGGGTCGCAGCTCTCCGAAGTGTTCTAGAACCGCCTTGCCTGTGTATCCCATTGTGATGGCGGTTTTCTTGGCCCCAAGATAGTCACGATATCTTTCCCAAATTGCGGACGTTGTTGCCCCGCCGGTGGGTGCGGTTTCCTTCAGGTAGCGGTCGCGTCCTTCGCTTTCCGCTTCCGCTCTGGTGCGTGCCGCAAGCTGATATCGGCGACGTTTTCCGTTGTCCTGCCAAGATACGCAGAATCCGCCACGTAGGCGACCGATGGTGATGGTTTCGGGCATTCTTCAATTCCTTCAACAACGTGCGCTGGGATCCGGTAGAGGCGACCAAGCCGAAAATGCGGCAATTCCCCGGCGATACACATATTGCGCACGGTTGTAGCACTGACCCCCCAGCGGGATGCAAGCGTTTCCGGTGTAAATGGCATGACGGTTCCTTGCATCTTCTTAAAGCCCTGGATACCGAGCGCGGACCCAGATCCGCACGGTGTTGATATGGCCAATGGGTTTTGCGTTGAGGTCAGCGGCGTTCAGGATGGCTTGCAATTCTCGCGCGGTCAGCGTCTCCAAAATCCCTTTTTCGTGTAGCTTGCGCGCGGCGGCCAGTCGCTTCGGATTGTCGCGGATCATGTGGCGCGCGCCGAACTTCACGCCCTGGGCCTTCTTCACGGCGATTCCGGCTTTTGTTCGTTCGGAGATCAAGCCGCGCTCTAACTCCGCAACCGCGCCCATAACCTGGACGAAGAACCGCCCCATGGCTGTCGCTGTGTCGATCTGCCCGTCAACAGTGCAAATGTCCGCGCCGATGTCTGCGAGCTGCTCAATCGTTTCCAGCAGGCCTATCAGTGTTCGCCCCATGCGATCGAGCTTCCAGATTACAACCGTGTCACCCGGCTGAATCTGTTTCATGAGGTCTGACCAGACAGGTCGGTTCATGGTTTTGCCGGATGCGTGTTCCTGCATGATGCGTTCTGGTGCCACACCAAACCGTTTGAGCGCTGCAACTTGCAGGCTCAGATCCTGATCTTCGGTGGAAACGCGGGCGTATCCGATCAGCTTGGCGGTTTCGGGTGCATCAAGCATGTGTGTTTCCGGTCCTTCGTGTTGCTGGAGCACTATGCAGAAAGTGCATATTGCCGGCCCTCAATCTGCGTGTGTGAACAGTGTCGAGGTGGCGACAAGCCAGTGCTGTCCGTCTCGGTGTGCATGGACTGAGGCGGCAATGTCCTGAGGGTCGCCGCCCTGGGCTGCGATTTGGGTCACCATGAGCGCCCGATGTTCGGCGTTGATCGTCAGTTCGTCACCAATTGGCGCGCAATGCATCGCGAGGACGTGGTGTTCCGGCCCTGCGCCATCCACGATGATGTGCGGCGCTCCTTGCAGTTCGGCGTCCAAAACGCCGTCTAGGAACTCCTTCAGGTCTTCGTCGGCAATGAGTTTGCTCAGAGTCTCGCGCACATGGGTCAATGCGTCGATATAGTCCTGTCTGGCCTCTTCATCGAATGTGTCCTTAGTGAACGCATCAAGGCCTTTACGGACGGGTGAGGTGGTGTTGGTCATGACGGTCCTTAAACTGGGGTGGCACTACAGCAGCGCCAGTTGCGTTGGGGTGTCGTTCGCTTCGGGTTCATCCGGCACCTTCCAGATCCACCCAGCCGAGGCCGTGGGCAGCGCTGAGAGTGCGGAACGCATATCCCGCTGCCAGTGGGTGAACTCCGTTGCCGAGCAGTCGCAAAGCGCGTGTCCGGGAGGCCAGCCCATCAACCATTCGACAAAGAGCGGATTCAGCCTTCGTTTCCGCCAACTCCCCCGCCTCAACCAGCGCCGCAAGCTCACCAGCTTGACGTGCGATGTCACCGAACGCAGTAGACGGCGCGAGGTCGGGCGCCATTCGGAGGACGGAAGCCCATGCTGCACCGTCGCTGGGGCCGGGTGGGGAAATCCCTGCTCGGCTGCGAAGTCCAGCATATCCATCCGGGACTTGCCGTCCTTGCGGATGATGCTCGTTGCTGAGCTGCCCTTGTGGGCGCGTGTCGTCGCTGTCGGCCAGTTCGCCACCTTTTGGGTCAGGCTGCTGCCCGACATGTTCGGAGTGATTCCCGTTCCGCCGCGTTCGCCGTCCGTCGCGCTCGGGGTAGTCCAGTTCGCAGCTTGCGCCGGCAAGGGTGTCCCACCCGCTCCGAAGCTCTGGTTCGGGCTGCCCTTCTCCGCATCCGAGGCCCTCGGAGTTCCCCACATGATCGCCTGTCCGCTCAGCTTCGGCTCTCCGCGGCTGTTGATCTTGCCTTTCACCCGGTCCACCGCATCGTCCGACACCGGTGTTTGCCAAATCTTTGAGGCTAGATCCTCTGCCTTCCGGCTGAAATCGTTGCTCCCTGCCGCGTTGTTCCCATTCTGGGCTGGCGTCCCCGCCATTGGCGTCGGCCAGTTCTGGGCCATCTCCTGCAGATCCGGTCCGCCGGCACCGCGTTCCTCGCGCTTCGAGTTCGCCCCGCCCGTCAGGGCCTTCGCGGTAGGCCACGATGAAAATCCGCTGTCTCTCATGCGACGCGCTGACTTCTTCCGCTGAGAATACGCCCACCGCAGCTGTGAAACCCAAGCCTCGAATGGCATGAAGCACGGTGTCGAGGCCGAGGGTAAGATGTCCGGCAACGTTCTCGAATATGAGCCACCGGACAGAGGGTCCAAGCTCTCTGATGATGCGATCGATGTCGGGCCACAGGTGGCGAGGGTCGTCCTCTCCTTTTCGCTGCCCGGCCGCGCTGAAAGGCTGACAGGGGTATCCGGCAATGACGGTATCGAATGCGCCGGCGAAAGGTTTGGCGTCGAAGGTTTTGACGTTGTCCCAGATTGGCGCCGGGGCGAAGTATCCGGCCCGCATTCCTGCAATGAGGACTTCGCGGGGGTGTTCCTCCCACTCAACAAAGCACCTGGTGTGGAAATCCGGCTCGGCGAGCATGATGCCCATATCAAGTCCGCCGCCGCCTGCGCAGAGGGACAATCCATTTCGGGGTGGTAACACCATGTCATTTGAACCTCGGCTTCATGCGGGAATTATCCTTTTGGTGAATGACCTCGAAGGGTCCTTCAGCTTGTGGGCGCGCTGTGCATGGCTAACATCATCCGGCGGAATGCGTCGCGGATCGGGGTCGGCAGGGCGCGATAGGTTGTCAGGATCTTGGCTTCGGTCGGGTTTTCTGGCGCGGTAGTCTCGGCGCTGTTGGGTTGAGGAAAGAAGACGCCGGGGTGCTGTTTCAAGACCTCGGCTATCTGGGACAGCTTTGAGGCGCTGATCCGGTTGTGCCCGGTTTCGTATTTCTGTAGCTGTTGAAAGCTGAGGCCAATTTTTGCCGCGAGGTCGGCCTGGGTCATGCCCGCCCGGTGCCGTTCCTGGCGCACGCGGGTGCCGACGTGGATGTCGATGGGATCGATCATGTGAGTCACTCCGCTGCGATGTCTTCAGGCGCGCCCACCGGGGCGGCTTCGTGTTTGGTGGCCAGGGCGATTTCCTGGGGGGTCCAGGCGTCGATCGTGGCGATTTGGGCGCGGCTGAGGCCGTATGCTTCCTGCACCTCCGAATTGTTGAAGAGGTCGCCCAGTTCGCGGGCTTTGTCTTTCACCTTCAGGCTGGGCCAAGCGGCGTCGCGGTCGTCGTCGTGGCCGGCAAAGATCTCGGCCCAGATGGCATCCAGGTGCGGGCCACGCATGCGGCCAAAGAAGTTCTTGGTGGTGGGCGTCCAGATCTTGCGCACGGTGACGTCGGTCAGCCGGTTGAGGTGTTGATCGATGTCATTGGCGCCCTGGTTGATCTGGCGGGCAATGGCCTCGGTCAGGATCCGGTTGCGGTGTTTCTTGCCCTGCGCCTGGAAGGCAAGAAAGGCATCGGTTGCCATGCGGCCGGGCATCTCGCCGCTGTCCTGGGGCAGGCGCCCGTCTTCCAGCAAACCATCATCGATCGACGGGGTGTTGGTTGGGTGGCCCAGATCAAGGGCCAGAGTTTTGCCGAAGCTGCGCGGTTGGGACAGCTGATAGGCCAGCAGGTCCAGCATCAGTTCGGGTCGGTCCATGGCCGCGGTTTGGCGTGCCCGCAGGGCGATGGCAGCCAGATCCGTGCGCAGGGTTTCGGACAGGCTGGGCGTGTCTTCTTTCGCTGATGTGATGGGTCCGTTGTCTGCGCCGTTGTCGTCTTCCTGATCGGTGTTGGCGGCGGCTTTGTCGCGCAGGCCTTCCTTGCGCTGCAGGGCACCTGCGTTGTCGACATAGAGCAGCAAGCCGGTGCTGGCGCGTTGTTCGTCTGTGTAATCGCCGCGGGCGCGGGTTTCGAGTTCTTTCAGCCGCGTGCGTTGGGTGTCGTCCAGGTTCCAGCGATAGCCTTCGTTCAACTGATCCAGTTCGGCCTGATCGGCCTCGGGCAGGGTGGCCGGGGTCGGGTCGGTTTGTTCGGTCTTTGCCAGGCGTTCATCGTCATATGCGGGGCCGTCCGTGAACCAGACGAAGGCCCAGCCTTCGCCTTCGGCGTCCTTGGCGACCTGGTGCAGCTTTTCGGCAAAGAGCCATTCCAGTTTTTCTTCGTCGTGCAGGTAGGTCGCGTCAGAGAACAGATCGCGAGTCAGGGCGCCGCCGGCGGCCTCGTATGCCTCAAGGCCCACAAACAGCACGCGGCGGTCGTTACCCGACACGTTGTCGTCTTTCAGGGCGCGTTCAACCTGGTGCTGGTTCCAGTCATTTTCGATGCAGGCGGCAAGATATTCCAGCGTCTTGGTTTTGCCCTGCGCGTTGGTCAGGGCTTGGGCGACAGACAGGTTGATCTTGCGGTCTTTCAGGGCGTCCAGCACCTGGTTGGGCAGGTTGGCCAGCGCGAGGCGACGTTTCACCTGGGCCTCGGTCACGGCGCATTGGGCGGCGATGACGGTGATTGGCATACCTTGTTTGTTCATTCGGCCATAGGCGCGGATTTCGTCCGCCGGTTCCTGGGCCAGCTGGTTGTTGCCGGTGACGGCCCAGGCCATGGCCAGTTCCAGATCATCGGTCACGTTCACGGCGATGGCGCCATGGATGTCGGTCAGGTCCGGGTGGCTGGCGGTAAGTGCCAAGAGCCCGCGCAGCCGGCGGCCGCCATCAACAATGCCGACCTGATCGGGGTGTGCGGGGTCATCAAAACCCGCAAGGTTATAGATCAGACCGTTACCGGTGCGGATGCTTTCGGCCATCGCGGCCTCATCTTCGGGCGATGTGGCCTTGCGCGGATTCAGGTCGTGCAGATAGAGCGCGGAAAGGGGCAGGGTTTTTAGGGTCTGGGTCATCGTATCCTCGAGGTGTTTTGGTGCCCCCGGCGGATCTGCGAAAATAGGCAGGGCCGGGGGCGATCGCGTGTGGTGGCATCGCGAAAGGGGTTTGGTCAGTTGCTGATCGGGCGGGCGAAGGCCGTGGCCGGTGTGTGCGTGACCAGGGTGCTGGTGTAGCTGGCTGCGGCTGCCGCGATCACGAGGCCGGCGGCCATCGTGGCCAGGAAGGTGGCGGCGGCGGTGTTGGCCTGCGTCAGGCGGCGCAGGGCGCGTTCGCGGCGCAGGGCCCGGTTGTTGGCCTGCATCATCTGGGGGATGGTCAGGGCGGTCATGCGGGATCTCCTGTCAGGGTGTGGGCGCTGTGCAGGGTGGCGTCGGCGAGTTGTGCCCAGTTGTGCAGCAGTCCAAAGGCTTCGCCGGGGCCGCTGGCCGTGATGCCGTAAATGGTCAGCGTGATGGTCTGTGTCTGATCGCCATCAATGGCGCCCATGGTTGCCAGTCCGGCGGTGCGCAGGTCATTCAGCAGGCGACCAGCGCGGCGCAGGCGGGTGGCGGTTTTGTCCGATGATGCCTTGGCGTTGATCAGGGCGATCATTGCCTCGATATGCAGCCGGTCTGTCATGGTGATTTCGGGGGCGGTCATGCGCTTGCCTCCGCCAGAAAGGTTTCGGCGCGCAGGACTTCGGCATTATCCGGCGACAGGTCGCGGACCGCGGTCTGGGCGCGATGCATCACGGCCTCGGAATTGCCTTTGGGCTTACGCAGGACTTCGCGGGCGAGTTCGAGCAGGAAGATCTGTGCGGTATTCATGCTGCCACCGCGTTGATTTGGGCCAACTGAGTTTTTGCGGCGTCACGAATGGCGGCGTCGCGACTGTCGGACAGGATGGTTTTGCAGGCAGATTTCAGGAACCACGGTTCGAATTCGTCAGGTTGATCCAGAACCGCCTGTGCCTTGGCAAGCCGGTCAAGGCGCGCGGCGTCACGGGTGGCGCATTTGATCCACATGCGCACGGCATCTTCCCGGGCGGTTCCCCAGCCAAAAACGCCTTGAGCCTTAATCTGGAAATCCTGCGCATCCCATGTGTTGTGCGTGTCGGGCATGTGGACATAGCCGCCGGTTTCCAGTGCCAGTGTGGTCAGCAATTCAAAGCGCGCCTCGGCGGGAATGCGTTTTACGGCTTCGACGTTCTGGGCAAGGATGTTGTGCAATTCCAGCATTACCAGCCCCCCGCTGCGATGATGTTGATCCGTTCGGCGGCGTGGAGGGCCGCGATCAGGGCGAGGGTCAGCAGCAGAGCGGCCAGGGTGAAGGCCAGCCAAGCGGTGGCGCGGTCGATGTGCCGCATCGTGCGTGCAAAGCGGATGTCGCGGTTATTGGCGGCAAATAGGGTGGGGTGGCTGGGTGTATTCCGCATTTCAAACCTCCATTGTGTGATGGAGGGGTTATGCGGTATGCATAAGTCTAAGTCAATGCGAAGTGCATAATTTTAATGGTACGCATAATTTTAGGGGGCTTCGCGTTCGATGCGCCGAATCGTTCCCATTATTGGTGCCTCGGTTGTGAGGATTGACAAAATAGCTTGTGATCTGCTGGCGGGAATGAGGTATGGATGTGCGTACCTGCGGATGATGGTATGGGCAGATCCATTTTCGTCAGCCATGTTTGCGATAATTAGATCGCCAGTCTCTTGGTTGCCTGACATGTCCAGGTAGAGGGTGTCGCCCTTGAGGATGCCAAAGGCCAAGTGGTCGCCTGCGGCAGAAAATGCGGTAAGCCGTTCGTCGCGAGTTTTTGCTTGTGGTGCGGGGATGAACAGGGCTTCGGGTTCATTGAGGCCGGAGGAGCTTGCGGTCGTCGTGGTCGACTGGTGGGAAAGACCATCCCTGTCTTCACCAAAAAGAATCCAGTTTGATGAAACCTTAAATGCGGCAGCATATTCACGCGCTTTGTCGGCTGATGGCGCTCGCGACCCATTTTCGTGACCGGCGTAGGTGGGATAGTTCCATTTGAAGGCGGTGCACGCTTCACGAACGGACTTAAACCCGGCTGCGACTCTGGCTTGTTTGAGGCGGTGTGAGATCGACATGTTATGCATATAGCAAAAAAGAGTTATGCGTGGCGCATTGACTGGAGTTAATGCGTTGTGCATAAACGCTTGCATGGAACCCGTATTTATTCTTTGGCCCACGCTTTCGGAGATGGCTGATTCCCTTGGCGGACCGAAATACCAGACCGTCGCCAGTTGGAAGCGCCGGAATTTTTTGCCGCCTGAATATGACACTGCAATTGTAACGCGTGCGCGTGTGGTGGGTAATCGGGAAATTACCTTTGAATGGCTTGCCTGTGTGCGGGCCGCACAAAAAGGCCTGCCGGATTACGGCACACTGCCCGCCGCAGGCGAGGCCGCCGAATGAGCCCGCGCCGTGTTGATATGTCGCAATCCGTTGCATGTGACCCTTATGGCGCGTCATTGCTGTGCGGCACAGGAAACACGGTTTCCCATGATCTGTTTCGGAGGCCGTCATGATTAATCCTGTTGCGCGCGGTATTTTTGATGGGCTTGTGCGCCGCGCTGGTGGTGTCGAAGCCGTCGCAGCCGTTCTAGAGGCGCGGTATGGTGTCGGGTACAAGGGGACCGTCAGCAAAATGTGCATCGGCCAAATCGGTGTCACCATCGACGCTGCTGTGGCGGTTGAAGATTTTGTCGGGGCGTTTCCGCTGACCAATCACATGTTTGAGCGCACGGGCCGCGAGGGTGTGCGTCAGGGGTGTTTGAAGGATCTTGCTGCCCAAAGCACAATGGCCAGCGGTCAGGCCCACGCGGCGCTGATCCGTGCCTTTTCACATCTGAGCGATGACCCTGATCGGTTGACGCCTGATGAGCGTGCCATGGTCATCGCAGAAATGCGGGAAGCGCGTCAGGCTTTGACGGATATTATCGATGCGGCGGAGGCGGCGGGATGATTGTTGAGTCGGAATTTGTCGAGCGGTTTGGCGCGCGGATCGAAGAGGTCGAGTTCCGGCGCAGTGTCGGCGACTCTGAGGTAGTGACGGTCTATCGACTGGCGCCTGGTCCAGTGGCCCTGCCTGTGGGGGCCTATGTCGAAGACTACAGCGGCCCGACTGTCGGTCACCAACAATCACACTCGCATCCCCTTTCTTGGCTTTGGTGTTGGCTGAAAAAGCCGCTGACCTCAGTGTTGGGGTGGCGACGTGAGGTAGGCGTAGAAAACAATCAGTCTGGTCCGGCTCTTTGTGACCGGGTTCAGAGTGTTGCAGAGGGACCAGGTGCAAATGTGGTTCGATAGGTTCAGCAACGCCGTGGCTTCCTTTGAAGCTGCTGTCAGCGGTGGGGTGCTGGTGATGTTAGTCGTCCGTCTCCATCAGCTTCATGAAGTCGCTTTCGGACAGGATGTCGATCTGGTGGCCTTGTTCAAAAAGCCCCTCCGCATGCTGCCGCTTGTTGGCTTTGCTGGCACTGTCGCGACGCGGGTTCTCGATCTCGCCGTCAACCAGGATGTCCGTCTTGCGCGACACGTGGGTGCCGATCTCATAGCCTTTGGTTTTGGCCAGGTGTGCGGCTTCGGCGCGCGTGATTTTCAACTTGCCGGTGAAAACGATCGTGCGCTGGCCGACGCGCCTTGCAGGGCTTTTTGTTTTGAAAGCCGTTTTGGCGTGGTTGTTGGTTTCGCTTGGCCTGGGGCGTTTGGCGTCGTGGTCCGCCGTTCGCTGGATTCCTGCCCAAAGGTGCTTTGCTTTGCGGATGATCCAAACGGCCAGCCATACCGGCAGGTAGATCATGGCCCATGCAATGGCGACATAGAGGATGCGTTCCCAGGTTTCGGAGTGGGGCAGCGAAAGCCCGAGCGCCAGCGCGCAAATCGCCGCGAGGGCTTTGACAAAAGTACCTGCCGTCCAGGTGCGTCTCTTGGGCGGATTGGGGTTTTGCGAGGGGGCGATGGTCAGTATCTTTCCGCCTTCGG